GCGTTGTTTGATCGCTGCCAAGTAAGATCATGGCGTTTCGCGCGTGCAGCATCCTTGCATATGGCGTTAACGCATGATGGTTCGGGTGATATTTATCAACTGAAGCCATCGCCCAGAAAGGGATGTCACTTTTTGGGGTGTATATAACGCTGGGCGGCACATCAATGTTTTCATGTAACGCGCCTAGCTTGAACCAAGTATCTGCGCCTTTAGCGCCACCACTCCTCAATGTATAACCTTGTCGTCTTAATTTAATCGCAGATCGCCTCATCAAATCTAAAATATTTTTTGGAGTTTCTCTGCTGCCTATGCCTGCGTAGTACTTAGTCTTCATCTTCACCCCACAAACTAAAAAGGCGCATTTCTGCGCCTTTGGTTTTATTTATATATTACTAAGCCCAGGGGTTATGACCTTGTGTTGTTTGCTGTGGTGCCGGATCCTGATGAACTGGCGGTTGATACTGCTGTTGAACAGGCTGCTGGTATTGCTGTTGTGGCGCTTGCGTCTGACCAATAGGCTGCAACTTCTTATATGTCTGATCAAACACAGGTTCGGCAGTCGAGCTTAAATCCTTAGCTTCTTTCGTTTGTTTTTTATTGACCTTGCGACCAATATCCGCAATAAATTGTTTTTGGAAGAACTGCTGCTCATGCTCAAGAGTTTGAATTCCGCATGCGTATGCCAGACGAATTAATTCATCTTTACCCCACTTGGCGCTGTCTTCAAAAGATGGATTTGCGATGGTGATGTTATACGTTTTTTCAGTACCTTTAAATTGGCCATTGTAAGCGCCATCATCAATTACCAGAAATTTAAACTTGACGCCTTGCCAACCACGATCATTGCTGATGATTTCTGGCATCTCTGAAACCATCAAAACAGCGCCGCTGATATCCGGTAGCAAGGAAGACCCGGAAGACTCCTCAACGTAGTTAGACTGCACATCAAGACCGCCGCCAAAAATGCTTTGTAATTCGCTCATAATTTATCTCTCTATTAAAAAATTGTTAAAGTGCTTGTTGATTAAACTTGCTGCTGATACTTTTCAGGGTTGTCATACATATCTAGTGCCAGATTCATATCTAGAGGTATTTCCTCTGGAAGTGAAGGTTGCGCGCGATTTTTAGCAACATGCGTAACCTTCTGGCTAGTGTATAGAACGCGCTGATTCATGTCAACTGCTTTTGACTCTTTCTGGTTGAACCCGATATCAACTTTTCGGATTGCTTTCTTTTTTGTCAAGAAAAAGATAGCATCGACATTTTTACTAATGTATTCCATTGGTTCCTTTCTAAGCTGAGGCGCGTAGTAGTCATACGGCTCGCCTTCTGGATCGTTAAATCGTTGCGTGTCACTATGGGCAATCATCCATACGCCGATATTGCAGTTGTTACGCAGGTATTCGATAGCCGCAAATAGCTTGAGCCACTGCTCCATTGCAAACTTGTAACCTTTGCCGTAATCAATCTTTTCAATTGATGAAACGTTGTTTGTAAGACATACTTCCTTGTGAATAAGAAGCTCAAGCTCGCTAACACTATCAATAACGATATTCTTGAATGGAAATCCATCCTGAGTACCAAGTTGCAAGGTATCAATAACCTCTTGAAAGCTGTTAGCTTTGAATCGAGGTGCCTCTTGAGTACCAAAATTCATCTTAGCTACGTCAATCTCGTTTGCACCCTCTTCTACAGGGATTATTAGAACATCGGGTAGTTTGGAAAGCGCAGTTGTTTTACCAAGGCCCGGAAGACCGTAAAGCAATCCGATTTTCGGCTTTTTAACTTTGCCGGTCACGATGTTATTAAAATTAAAAGCCATATATATACCCCTTTAATTATACTTAGCGCTTAGCATAAGAAAGTCTTTTTTCCACTCCCAGTTGTCGCGGACGTAGCGCTGAAACTGATCATAAGTTACGTATACTACATCATCGACAGACATTTCTAGCATTTCGATGATAGACTTATAATCTTCTTCGTGTGATTTAGGAATATCAAATGAAACATGAGACTTGATCTCATTGTCGAATTCAAAGCGATTAATCATATCCTCCAATACGGACTTGTAATGCTTTTCGAATCCAAGCATAGCTTCTTTATAAGCTACTAAATGCTGGTCCATATTTTTCTTTATGGTATCAAGCATTTTATGCTTGTCAACTGAAATTGTTTTCAGCCCGCCTTGTTCATCTCGCGTATACATATATATCAATCCTCAATCAACTTAACACTAATTGCTGTTTTAGCTTGTGATACCGTAACAAAATCTTTTGTGAATTGCAACCACTCCGGGTGATCTTTTTCCATCTTTTTGAAAGCCGATTCATTCAGCGATTCTTTGGTCTGAATAATGGGGTACTCCTCTGGAATGTTTAAGCTATCCTTAATTGCGTTGTACGCCTTTAGATCAAGACGGCGATTCGTTTTATGTGTGACGGTAATCTTTACGCTTTCGCCGGTTAAGGTTTTTGCGCCTTCATTATTGTTTTCAGTATGCGATGCGATTTGCTCATTTATTGAATCAAGCTGTGATTGCAGGTCGGCGATTTGTCGCTTTAAGCTCAGGCGCTGTTGAGCTAATCCTTCTAGTTGGTTCACTTCTCCACCTCGTTATTAGCAATTGTTACAAATTCACACGAATAGTAAACCTTCTTAGGTCTGCCACCGTTCTGCACATTCTGAACTACGATTTGCTCACTGTCAACCAGATATTTAATTATTTCTTCGCGCTCATTGCCGCGAACAGACTTAAACGGCGCAATCTTCATTAGCGCAGAATGCGACACGCCTTTACCTTCATGCTTGGCAATCGCCTTGTACGCGTCTCTGTATTGAGCCTCGTGGCGAGTTTCAACAAGGTTAAAGTTAACCAGCTTTTCAAACTGTTCGGCATTGTAAATAACATACTCAATCGCCCACTTAACAGAATCGGCCTGCACTTCATTGCTTTGTGGTCGCTGTGCTAGCTCAACGATTAGCGCATAACGCATAGCCTGCTCAACCGTTCGAGAATATAGCTCATCAAGACCATGTTTTTCAAGATCGTTTTGCTTTTCAATAATAATGTCTTCGAATTCGCTAATAAGTCGTAACGAATCATCCGTAAAATCTAGTACGTTTTCAGACGTTTTGATATTAAAAACATCTCTCAACCCTGCGCCTAAGCTGCCAGAGCTTCGATTACGCGATGTTTCTGTCCAGTTAAGCACCGACTGCGGTATGGGACGATGAGTAATTGTCTGCATCTTCTGACGACCTTCTTGAGCCTGCACGATGGTGAAACGGTTAATAAAGCCGTCCTGAATCATTATTTTCGTCATTGATTCCATAAGCTTTGCAGGCGTAGTCATCCCAAAAACAGATACGAATGGCTTTTGCACAGTCAAGTCTACCGGATCTACTTCTGAATCGCCCTGTACTCCGCTTTTGTATTCCCCCATACGTGAGTACTTCTCAGGCAAGAATGTTGATCCACATAGGCCATAAAGCTCCATCAGGCTAGATCGAACATCAATCTTGTTCTGTGAAGCGTTGCGACCATTACCTGATTCGATAAAGTGCCCTATCTCGTCAATCTGAAACTGGATGCGCGGACATTCGATCAGCGCAGTGCTAATTGCGCCCTTTGATGTGGGGCTACTGCTAACAACTTTCGATTGACCAGTACTAACTAAAATATCCTTGATCATGGATCGTGGTTTTTCTTTACCGGCACCAGTAGGTGCTACAACAATCGTGTACGTACCTGTGTAGTTATCTTGGTTTGTCCGATAGTCTCTACCTAAAACCGTTCCGCAGTAGGTTAGCGCAGCGGCCAGAGAAGGCAAATACAAAGGCTTAGGCGCTTGGCTCATGATGTAGTCAGTAACAATGCCAATCATGCCAGGCGCATTCTTTAGTGCGTCGGGGATTTTATTAGACTTGTAAACAGCTCCGTCGTCTTTCTTGATTTCAAGCTGCTGAACCTCACCTTGTGACATGCGATTAAGGAATGGAGTCAGGTCTACTAATGTTTCGTAGTTTCGCTGCCATCCTGCCTCGTGCGCCATATGGAAAACGGTACCGCCTGTATATTTAGCGCCCCCATAGATGTAATTGGCAAAGGAATCCCATTTGTACCGCATCTGGCTATCGTCATGCTTTGGACCTTTTTCAGACCACTCAAGCCAAAGGTTAAAGCCTACTTCGCTCCCTGACGTCTCATGATGCAGCGCCATACCTATTGGAAGCCACGTTTCATCGTATTCAGTGGTGTCGTCATTAGGAATAGCATCTAATGCTTCGCGTAGTTCCGCTATTTCACAACTGCCCGGCTCACTGTTTTGTTCACTAATTGAGTGGCGACGCTCGATTATTTCGATCAAATCTTGAGGAGCATTTGTTAGTTTTGCAGGGTCAGACTTTTTTGAGTATGGGAATGTGTAAGAGTTCCCTGATTTGTGCATGCTGTTAGGCATAACAACAAAACATCCAGAGCTTAGAAAATCAATACCCGGATACTCTTTGACTGTTTTCTTAATCTTGATTTCTTCATCTTTAGAAAACCAGTAATGGCGCGATCCGCTACCACTACCGCTATCAACGATAAAAGTGCAAGAATCCTCTAGCTTTTCGCCCAAGTCAGTCTCAAGCTTATCCAGAGATGCCAAGCCGCCGTTTTTTGTGTCAATGTCAACAATGACAACATTGCTATCAAGAACAACACCCATTCCGTGGCGAACCGTTTCTGCATCGAATAAGGCTTCTAAAGCGTCCACTGTCATTACTGGCATTTGTGCCCACTTCTTACTGGACGGATGCTTGCCAGCGTTTTTGCAGTCATCCCATCCACACCCGCAACTACCA